ATGTAACTGAGTGTGACGGGCGGTGGTGATCATGGGCGCGGTCACCGACGCGATCAACGCCGAGATCGAACAACTCGGCGTCGAGCCGGTCTCGCCCGGACTGGCCGAACTCGCCACCAGCCTCGCCCGCTCCGTCGATGAAGCCGAGGCCCCGACCGCGAAGGCGGTCGCCGCCCGGGAGTTGCGTGCCGTGATGGCCGACCTGCGCCGCCTCGCCCCCGTCGCCGCGAAGGGAGATGCCGTCGATGACATCGCTGCTCACCGAGAGAAGCGCCGAGCCGAAGCCGCCCGGAAGGCAGCAGGCGGCTGACGACGGCCGGGTGTACGGATGGCAGACGCCGCCGATCGAGGTCGTGCCCCCTTCGGTGTCCAGCGCCGGCCAGGAAGCGATTGACCTCGCTGCGCGGGCCGGCCTGCACTTGGACCCGTGGCAGCAGCACGTCCTGCGGCAAGGGATGGGTGAGGACCCGGACGGCTCGTGGTCGGCGTTCGAGGTCTGCGTCAACGTCCCTCGCCAGAACGGCAAGGGCGGGTTGATCGAGGCGCGCGAGTTGTGGGGCCTGTTCATCGGCGGCGAGCAGCTGATCCTGCACTCGGCGCACGAGTTCAAGACCGCGAAGGCCGCGTTCAAGCGCGTTGAGCGGCTGATCCGTGCATGCTCTGACCTGCACAGACGTGTGAAGGCGTACCGGTACACGGTGGGCGAGGAGTCAATCGAGCTGCACACCGGGCAGACGCTCCGCTTCATCGCCCGATCCAAGGGCAGTGGCCGGGGTTTCACCGGCGACTGCAACATCCTGGACGAGGACATGATCCTGGGCGACGACGCCATGGACGCCCTTATGCCGACGATGGCGGCCGTCCCCAACCCGCAGATCTGGTATCTGGGCAGCGCTGGCATCGGCGCCCCGTCCGTGCAGTTGGGACGCCTGCGGCGCCGCGCCTTGGCCGCGATCGAGGCCGGTGTCCCTGACCCGAGCCTGGCCTACTTCGAGTGGTCCGCCGACCTGCACGCCGTCGAGTGCCCGACGGGCTGCACCGAGCACGACGACGCGGCCTCCGACGAGGCCGTCTTGAAGGCGAACCCGGCGATCGGCTACCGCCTGACGCTGGAGAAGGTGGCCAACGAGCGGCGGACGCTGAGCCCTGAGGGGTACGCGCGCGAGCGGCTCGGTGTCGGCGAGTACCCGTCGGACACCGCCGACACCTGGCAGGTCATCGGTGAGGATGCGTGGCGGGCCCTGGCCGCGGCTGAGTCGTCCCCCGCGGATCCGGTGGCGTTCTCCATCGACATGACCCCCGAGCGGTCGCATGCGGCGATCTGCGTAGCCGGGTCCTGGCGGGGCGGCACGCACGTTGAGGTGGTCGAGCACCGGCCCGGTACGGGCTGGATCCTGGAGCGGGCCAAGGAGCTGCACGCTAAGTGGAAGCCGCGCTGCTGGGTCATCGACGGAGCGGGCCCGGCCGGTTCGCTCATCGCTGACCTGGAGGACGAGGAGACCGGCCTGGGCGTCACTGTCGTGCAGCCCAAGGCGCGTGAGGTCGCGGCGGCCTGCGGCCAGTTCTACGACGCTGTGACGGAACAAACGATCTCCCACCTCGATCAGGCGCCGCTCGCCTCGGCGCTGGCAGGCGCGCAGAAGCGCCCGCTGGGTGACGCGTGGGCGTGGGCTCGGCGGATCGTCTCGGTGGACATCAGCCCGCTGGTGGCCGCGACGTTGGCGAAGTGGGGTCTTGGCGCCGACGTCGAGGAGCCGGAAGGGGCGCCGAACCTGTGGTGACCAGGTATGCAGCGTTGATCACGCTGGAAGTCGTCTGCCTGCTGTGCGCTGTGGTGGGGGTAGCGATGGTGTATCTGCCTGCGGCGCTGATCGTGGGTGGCATTGCGGGGGTCGTGGGTGCTGAGCGGGCTACGGCCGACCGTGGCGGGGGGAGGCGGCGGTGAGCCTCTTCGGGTTGTTCGAGCGACGCGGCTCGGTGGAGTCGCCGCAGGTACCCCTGACGGCCGCTTCGCTGACGACTCTGCTGAACGGGGCGCCGGCGGAGTCGGGTGTGTCGGTGACGGAGACGAGCGCGCTGCATATGCCGGCCGTCTGGCGAGCCGTCTCGGTGATCGCCAACGTGTCTGCGGCTCTGCCTCTGCACACGTACCGGGTGAATACGAAGGACCGGGTTACCGTGCGGCTCTTGGACGATCCGCACCCGGAACTGACTCGCTTCGAGTTGTGGCGGCTCATCTACGTGCACCGTCTGCTGTGGGGTAACGCCTACGTTCAGAAGGTGCGCAACAACGCCGGTGCAGTGGCGCAGCTGTGGCCGATCCGACCGGAGCGAGTCAGGGTCGACCGGGAGAAGCCGAGCGAGGACAACCCGTCGGGCAAGGTCTTCTGGATCAACGACGACGGTGGCGGGGTTCACCGCAGGACACCGCGGGAGATCCTCCATCTGCCGGCCCTGGGCTATGACGGGGTGACGGGCTGCTCGCCGATCCGTGCGGCTGCCGAGGGGATCGGCCTGGGTCTGGCGGCGGAGCGGTCTGCGGCGAAGCTGTACGGCTCCGGCAACATGATCTCCGGGGTGCTGCAGACCGAGCAGCGGCTGAACGCGGAGCAGGCCGCGCAGCTGAAGGCGTCCTGGAAGGCGAAGCTGTCCGGAGCGCAGGCAGCGCACGACATCGCGGTCCTGGACTCCGGCGCCAGCTTCCACCCTGTGACGATGCCGTACAAGGACAGCCAGTTCCTGGAGTCCCGGCAGTTCCAGGTGGTCGAGGTCGCGAGGATGTTCGGCGTGCCGCTGTTCCTGCTGATGGAAACGCAGAAGTCGACTTCCTGGGGCACGGGCCTGGAGCAGCAGGCCCAGGGATTTGTCACCTGGGACCTGGCGCCCACCTGGCTGACGCCCACCGAGCAGCGCGTGAGCAAGGAACTTCTGCCCACGACGCAGTACGCCAAGTACCAGCTCGGCGGCCTGCTGCGCGGCGACTCCGCGGCGCGGGCCGTGTTCTACCGGGCGATGCGCGACACGGGCGCTTTCTCCGCGAACGACATCAGGGACTTGGAAGAGCTTCCGCCGATCGAAGGCCCTGAGGGCGACATGTACCTGCAACCGATGTCCATGGCCCCGCTGGGGTCCGACCCGACCGCGACCGGCGACGGCAGCGGTGATTCACCGCAGGAAGGCGGCGAGGATGACCAGGATTGAGGAGCGGCGTGACCTCGCCCTGGCCGTGGCCGGGGTGCAACTGCGTGCCGCAGACGACGCGCAGAAGGTCCGCGGCTTCGCCGGGCACGCTGCGGTATTCAACCAGCGCACGGCGATCGGCAACCCACTGACGTGGGGCTTCTACGAAGAGATCGCGCCGGGCGCGTTCAGCAAGACCCTGTCCGAAGGGGACGCCCGTTTCCTCATTGACCACGACACCCGGCTCGTCGTCTCCCGAGTGTCGGCCAACTCGCTGCGCCTGTCGCAGGACAGGGCCGGCCTCGCAGTCGATGCCGACCTGGACGAGCGCCTGTCCTACGTAGCCGACCTCATCGTGAACCTGGAGAACCGGAACATCACCGGAATGTCGTTCGGTTTCCGGACCGTGAAGGACGACTGGGAGACGGTCAGCGTAGAGACGTCGGAGGGCGACGTCGAAGCGGAGCTGCGCATCATCCGCGAAGTGCAGCTCTTCGAGGTCAGCGCTGTCACCTTCCCCGCCTACGAGGGCACGGATGCCGCACTGCGCTCCGTCGGCGTCGCGCTGGCCGCCCGTGGCGATGCCGGCGCTTTCGATCGCCGGGCCGGGCACCGGCCCGAACTACTGGACTTCCGCCCCGAGCCGGCTGAGGCCACTCGGGGCAGCGACGCAACCCAGCCGGGAGAGACCACTGGGGGCCGTCAGGCGATGCGCATGAAGGCGCTCGCCGCCCGCTACCGCCTGGCGCGGTAGCCGCTCTCACACCCCATCCCTCAGCCCCTGCCGCACTGGCAAGGGGCTATTCGTGCTGGAGGCACAATGCCCACCCTTCAGAGCCTGCTGGATCAGCGGGCAGCCGCCTGGGACAAGGCCCAGGAAGTCCAGAACCGGGCTTCCTCGGAGGAGGAGATGTCCG